AAAACTAGTTGAACTAATGCTTTCCGTAAAAAGGTCACCAGATATAGGATCAAAAGTGTGATCTTTATACAAATGTAGCAAAGACATACCGACATCGACACCTCCCTCAAAAGCCTGTGAAAAATACTCCTGAAATCCGTCTCTCTCTTCGCAATATTTAAATACTGCATTGTAATCATCAGCTACGGGATCATTTTGTTTTAAAGGCAGCGCCACTGTAGATTTACGATTACGTCTTTGAAACCCACATATCATGTTGGAGTGTTTACGTATGAGGTTAAAAAAGTATCTACGGGAATTGTAGTACTCATTAGATCCGTAGATCATGTTGTTGAATGCCTGATCCCCGGCTTTCATTCGCTTATCGAGTACAGATTGAGTCCAGTAAACCGAATTTTGTGGGTAAGCAGACTGATAAGCGGAATCCATCAGCTTCTTAAGGTTACCTTTGCCCTCTAATGTGGGGTCTTCTCCCCCTAGGCTGTAACCTAATTGATCGTATTGCGCCAAAAAACCACCTAACTTGTGAAATTAAACTTTAACTAATCAAGGTGACATTGTCTAGAACAAATTACTATACCGGAAAAATACCCCGTATAAATAATTAAATACCCCGTACTTTTTTCTACGGGAAAATAATGGGGAAGAAAGAAATTATATATCGGCAAATTAAATTATTGGAATGGAGCTATCACATATCTAGATTAAGATCATGACCACCAAAATGCACATTCGGAAAAATTACACTCTTGTACTAAAATTCTACATGTAACCATATGGTTATTAGAGAGCTAAAACTATTTTTCAGTGGAAGATTAGTGCTATTTTTTTGATTGTTTTTCAATCAGTTGGTGGCGCAACTCTTCATTAGTAATACTCTGATGAAAAATTTGTGGTGGAGATTTTTGCCATTCTTGTCGGAGCTTAGAAATTATCTAGGAATTAACATATCGGCACGGTGGTGGACACTTTTAACCAAATAGAACCGCAAACACCTAAGTCGTTGATTCTCTAGGTGCCAGACTATAGAGGAAAAGCGCATATTAGGGGCTGTTTTTTAGGAAATTTATGAATCATGTATCTAAGAGTATCTAATTAAAATGTGATGGTTAAGAAGGAAAAATTAGAGTATTCTTTTAGAAAAACCCGTGAGAATGATTGCCCCACAAGTTTTCATTATCACCATAGATTTGCTTGCGAGCCTCTGCCACTGTGATGTTGTTGTTTACTTCTTCGATAATACCGTTCTTGTAAACACTCGAAATTAAATAACGTGCGCTGTCGCACTGATGATCAAATTTCTTTAATGGCTTGTCTTCTCCACGATCTACTGCTTTAGGGTCCCATATATAGCTTTGAATCGCTTCAATTAACGTAGTACAACCTTTGTGTATCACTAAATTCTTATGAGAAATGAACTTACCTACAATCCTAAGTCCATCAAGCACATTATTATTGGTATCTAAGACCGGTAGATTGCGTTGTCTAAGCTCTGCCTTAAAAGATGCGGCGGCTGGATCAACATAGATAGCTTGGATAGACTTATATTTTAACCACTCAAAAATATCATCAGCTAATTGAGAATCTGTTTTAGCACGCCCTGCTTTAATGGAGTCATAGTAATATTCTTCTTCAATACGTATTTGAGGCCATTTTTTAGGATCAAACGCTCCTAAAACTGCAGCCGTAGCATTAGAGGTTCCGTAATCTATTCCTACACAATAAAATGAAGGTGGATCAAATGGATTGGTATAGACATTATCGTCATCAAATCCATCCCATATCATCCCTGAACTGTTATACCAGTTTCCAAGTATTAGCCTCTGATACCAAGAACCATGACCATATTCACGTTTAAGATTTTCTTTATAATCCTCAGTCAATGTGGGATTATCATCCAAACCAAATTGCCAACTAGCTAGGTCTAATAAGGTGTTATCCAAATAACTTTTCTTTAGCCAGTGTTGCGCACCTTCGGGGTTACATGTGGCAAAAACTTGAGATCCTTTTAATGAAAGTCTCGATAGAAGCATACGCCAGAATGGCTCTGGAATTGCTGCCGCTTCGTCTACATAAGCAAATGCCAGGGTAGATCCTTGAATACGACGTACAGCTGATTCATCATGAGCACCCACAAAGAACACGTTTCTTCCATAAATCTTATCTTGACTCGTTTTAAGTCCAGGGGGATCAAATCCCAATTCCTTATAAAGGAGATTTAAGATGTTGCGTTGAATAGAGTCACGGTTTACACCAATGATCATTACATCACCCTCAATCCCAGACCGTAGAGCAAATATAAGCTTTTTTAGACTAGCATGTGTCTTTCCAGATCTAACTGCACCTACCCAAACATTAATCCGTTTGGTGGCTTCAGCAATACTAATTTCCTGCTTTAAACTTAAAGTCAATGCTAGGTTCCCGTAGTATCTTGGTATTGTCTTAACTGAGCTTTGAGTTGCAGAATTTCTTGTTCTTGTGCCAAGAGTTTCTCATTGGGAGGATCTTGTTGAAAAAGTTTTTGTTTTGTGATAACTTCTAGTTCTATTTTTTCTTGAGTGATGAGTTTTTCATGCTCTCTTAACTCAGGGGAATATATGCCTAAAAAACGACTTCCGTAAGCAGTTGGAAGCTTTTGATTCTTTAAAGTTCTTTCCAAAATCCATGCCCTAGCTTTGTTATAATACCCCTGGAAACGTGATCTGGCGCAGATTCCCTCCCATTCCTTCCATCCATAACCTTCCAATTTACAGTAAAATTCCGACAGATGAACGACATTAATTTTTGGATCATTATCACAATCAACCATCCATTCAAGGAGTCTTTCACCTAGATCGATTAATTCTTTATCAGTGTACTTGGTAGGAGGTCTACCGATTATTTTAGGCTCAGAAGGATAGTATAGTCTACCGTTGCCGTGAGATACCATATTTTTTTCTTTATTCGTGTTAGATGTGAGTGATTTAGGCTTGGGATCTTTTATCTCTTTAGCCATGCTACAAATTACTTATCCATTTTTCTAAAGTTTTTGGCAAGTACAGCTCTTTTCTTAAGGAGAGGATCTTTAGACTTAGCCGCCTTATCTAGTTTAGCTAGTGGGATTTTTTTACCCTTAGGCACATCTAATTGATTGCGCAGAGACCCTTTTTTAAGGTGCATATCTTGAATCCAGTCCTTAGCCATACATTCTACCCATAAAATTCAAACTTGTATTGAAAGTGATACTACAAAAGAATTTAATTCCCTGGCAAGTTCTATTCGCATGCAATCATCCAAACTCATCTTCATCCAAGAAAAGAGATACGGGAGAACCGTCAGGAGATAAAACCCGTAACCAGTGCTGCACACGAAGAGTTTCCATGCTGGGGATATCTGTCCAGACATGTTGGGGATCAAGAGTAGCGATGAAAAACTGATATGGAGGCGCGTCTTCATAACTAAACTCTAGCCATGTACCCCACACAATACAAATCTCATTGTAAAACGGCAGACTTTTTTGTACGTCGATCCAAATCATTGCGGGCCCTTTAAAGGCTCTACCTCAAAATAAATATGTCTTTTGTGGGCAATAGTTTCACTATAAACGCGGTAAATTTCTCGTCCGCTGAACCCGATTTCATTGGCCTTTAAAATCAAATACTGTAGTGTGTTTTCGTCGATTTCATCAAGGCAAGCTGCTGCGTGCTCTTTCATCATGAACCTCCACAAGTGATATTTATCTCAACTCTTGGATTGAAGTCATACATCTTTTTAGCCTCAATTTTGTATACTAAAGCATCATCTTCATAAACGATATCGTTCATTACATCTAACACAAATTTGATTAAATTGTCCAAGTCACCTACCGATCTCGTGATATGCGGCTTCTTGTCTAAGGCTATTTGCTTTCGTTTTGACAGGCTTTTTGCTATCGGCATGTAAAATATCAAAGTGGCATGTATAGGCTCGCTGTGAATCGCGCAGTAGCCATTTTCAATCATCTGTGTACTGATAATGGATTTCCATCTTCGTTTGTCTATCTTTTGAGGGTCGTACACAATGCCCCTGTAAAAACGGGGACGCTTTTGTGCTATGGGAGTCTCATAAATCAGTAGGCGCATGTTGCGTTAATATTTCCTCTACTGCCTTGTTAATTTTTAATACAAGACCCAGTGTGAGCTTTTTTAATAAAGCTGCTTGTATTGGCTGATTAATTTTTTGTTCTACAAGATGCCTTAGCTGGTCGGCTGTAAAGCTAGTCCTCTCAGAAGCTTTGTCAAGAAAGGTGATTATATTTTGAATTGATTGAATGTCGTGCTCAACGCCTTTAAAAAACATAGAAGGCACAACTTCCAAGTCTTGTGTGATACGTACTGAAGCGGCAAGTCTTGGTCTTGAGCAAAAACAATTGCATGAGTCCT